CAGCGAGGGACCGCAGGACATCTCCCAATCCTTTATGTCGAAGGGCCGATACGTTTTCGATGACGACCCACGCCGGGCGGATTTCGGCGATGAGCCGGTGGAACTCCCACCAGAGACCTGATCGCGCCCCGGCAAGTCCTGCGCCTTTGCCTGCGATGCTGATGTCTTGGCAAGGGAATCCGCCGCAGATGACATCGACGGCGATTCCATCATCAGCCAATCGAGCTGCTGTGAGGGTGCGAACGTCGTCATAGATGGGTACTTCCGGCCAATGTTTTTTCAGTACGGCGTGGCAATATTTGTTTTGTTCGCAGAACGCCACGGTCTGCATCCCTGCGCGTTCCAATCCCAAACTGAATCCGCCGATGCCACTGAATAAATCCAGTACACGCATCAACGCTTGAGCCGCCGCATATCTACCAGCACTTGCGCCTGGTACTGCCTGAGCGCAGGCAACTCGCCCGCTGCGATCCATTTCGACACAGCCTGACGCGAGACGCCGAACTGGCGTGCCATCTCAGAAGCCGACCCAAATATCTTTAGAAGTTCTTTGATGTCCATGGTGCGGACAATACAACATCGCAACGTGGGTTGACAAGCCCTAAAACGTCGGTATGATTACTCGCGGGGATTGACCCCACGGGAGAACGAAATGATTGAGCAACAAGAAGGTCGTGACCTTCAGGAAATGTCTGAAGCCTACGCAGAAGCGCAGGTTCGCGCTGAAGTCGCCGCGTGGCAGTGCCTCGTCGGTATCCAAGAACTGAACCGCATTGAGCAGGAGACCGCCACCGCATGGTCGCGTGGCCTGCGCGACATCATCGACGCCATCGACAAGGCGCGTGCTGAACTCGGGAGAACGCAATGAACCAGTCAGAATCTATTGCCGCCCTCGCAGCGGCACTGTCCAAGGCACAGGCGTCTATTACGGGCGCCCTCAAGGACTCGGCCAACCCTTTCTTCAAGAGCAAGTACGCCGACCTGGCATCGTGCTGGGACGCGTGCCGCAAGCCCCTCACCGACAACGGCCTCGCCGTCATCCAGACCATCGAGGCGGGCGAGGGGCGGGCAGTTCTTGTAACTACACTTTGCCACGCGTCGGGCGAATGGATTAAGTCCTACTGCCCGATCTTGACGAAGGACGACAGCCCGCAGGGTCAGGGCAGCGGAATCACATACGCACGCCGCTATGCGCTTGCCGCGATGGTCGGCCTCGCGCAAATCGACGATGACGCCGAAGCCGCGCAGGGCCGCCACAAGGTATCTGCGCCGCAGAACCCGGAACTGCTCGCCAAGATCGCCGCGACCGCAACGGCAGAGGAGTTGAGCAAGCTCTACAACGCCGTCCCGCAGGACGTGCGTGAGGCGCACATTGAGGTCTTCAAGGCCCGCAAGAAGGCGCTCGCATGACCCGCGACGACATCATCCGCATGGCGAAAGAAGCAGGGTGGAAGCGAGTTGATCACCCGGCGTTTCCGGTACTGGTTGAGCGGATTGAACGCTTCGCCGCCCTCGTTGCCGCCGCCGAGCGAGAGGCGTGTGCGGTGGTATGCGAGAGGCTGCCAGAGACATTCAAGATCGCTGCCGATGAGTTTGGCTACAAAGCAGAAGTACCAACGGCAGAGAATTATGCCGCCGCGATTCGGGCGAGGAGTGACGCATGAGCATCCACTACTACTCGCAGATGACGGAGGGGGAGTTAGTGGGGCACGTCTTAGCACTTGCTGACGATGCCTCCGAACTTTCGCAAGTGCTGGCGCTGCGGCTACGGTCGCAGACGAAGCTGCGTGCCGATGCAGAGATGCGGGCGCAAATTGCACAGGAGCGTATCTATCGCCTAGAGCGCGAATTACGCGAACTCAAAATGCTAGCGGAGAAGATGTGATGGATCAGCGATCACCAGAATGGTTTGCCGCTCGATGCGGCAAGGTGACGGCGAGCCGCATGGCGGATGTCGTCGCTAAGACTGCCAAAGGGTATGGCGCCTCACGCGCCAACTATATGGCCGAACTTGTGGTTGAAAGGCTCACGGGTAAACCCACGGAAGGGTTCACCAATGCAGCGATGCAGTGGGGGACGGAGCAGGAACCGTTTGCCCGTGATGCCTATTCTGCGAAGACGGGCGAACTCGTGACGGAGGTGGGCTTTGTGAACCACCCGCGCATTGAGAACGCAGGCGCATCGCCTGACGGGATCGTCGGAGCGGGCCTCGTCGAGATCAAGTGCCCGAACACGGCGAGTCACATCGAGTATTTGTTGAGCTTGGAGCCGCCGCAGAAATATTACTACCAGATGCAGTGGCAGATGGCGTGCTGCATGGCTGAGTGGTGCGATTGGGTCTCGTATGACCCGCGTATGCCTGAGCATCTGCGGCTGCTCGTCGTGCGTATCCCGCGTGACGATGACACGGTTCGAATGCTTGAGTATGAAGTGGTGACGTTTTTGGGTGAGCTAGACGATAAAGTCAAATCATTAGAGGAGTTAAGTCTGTGAAAAAGTTAACGATGTCGATAATTCTGATGGGCGCGGTGGCTACGGCTTCAGCGCAGAACGTATTGGGGACGATCAAGAATCAAGCGGGCGGCAAAATCGTGCTGCTTGAAGAGCCGTGCGCGAAGGCGGACAGCAAAGGCCAGCGCCGAGCGTTTTTCTGGACGAGCGATAACTATTCGGATGACGGCTGCTGGAAACTCGACAACGGCACGGTCGTCATCGAATGGGACGGCAGCGGTCGTCGTCGGTATCCGACGGAGTTGGTTGTTGAACGTCCGCGTGTTTTCAGTTCCGCATTTCGCGGGGAGCGTTACTAATGAACAAGAAGTACGAACAGAAACCGAACACCGCGACCGTCTTCGTGAACGACGACAAGCGGCCCGACCAGGTGATGAAGAACCCGGACGGCAGCGAGTGGACTCGCCAAGACGCGGATTACAAGGGCAGCGGCCTCATCAACGGGGTGGCGTATTGGGTCGATATGCATCGCAAGGTGAGCAAGGCGGGCAAGGAGTATTACGCCATCAAGGTCAAGCCGAAGGGTCAGCCGCCAGCCGTTGCGAAGGCAGCGAACAGCGGCCTGACTGAAGATAACTGGGCGACCTTCAAAGACGACGACATCAACTTTTAAGGTGAGCCATGACGCAAACAGAAATCAATTTTGATTTGCAGCTTGGCCGCATCCTGCGTGACAAGGGCATGGATCAGGTCAGCGAGAGCGCAGGCGAGTGGAAAGACGCTGCAGGGCAGATGACCGATGAATGGATCGAAAAGGTCAGAACCGGCGTTGAATTTATAGGCGAGGACATTCGCCTAGATTTGCAGGTCGCAGGATTACCTCTGCCGCATCACCACAATGCCTGGAGCGCCGTGATCGGTGGCCGGATTCGCAAATGGCTGAAGGCAGGCCGCATCGAGATAGCGGGCTGGGCGCAGGGCTGCGATCCTAAAGCGCACGCACGGCGGATGGTCTCGTACCGCAAGGTAAGTTAGCCATGAAAGAGAAAGTCTGTCCGTATGTGCAGGGCGACATCACGCACTGGTGCCTACTCGCCGAGAAGGGTCAGCCCCTAACAAATGAGAAGATCAATTTCAAGATCGGGACGCTCGGCGAAGAGTGGACGCCGACGGAAGTGGCTGCTTTTTATGCAGGGGTGCGGTGGGCCGAGAGAGTCCACGGCGTGACAGGTTAAAAAAAACCCGGCAGGCGGGGTATGCTCTGCCGGGTAATCGATCTCTAGGGTGAACGATGCAAACCGAAGATAGCACGGCGGCGGCGGATATATCAAACCTCCCGCCCGAGGACTGGTTCAAGCGATTCGTCTACGTCAGCGAGGGGGATTACTACTTCGATGTCGTCGAGCGACAGGAGTATGGACGCGCCTCGTTTAATGCCATCTACCGTGGCGTGCCGCTCCAGAGCGTACACAACAAGTCGCGTAGGGTAGAGGCGGCGACCTTTTTCGATGAGAACCGGGCGGCGCTTGGGAGCCGCCTGCTGACGGGCCTCACCTACGCGGCAGGCGAGTCTGTGCTGGTCGCCAAGGGCAATAGCGCCCACGCCAACAAATGGCGCGACCATAGGCCGAAAGGGGTGCCGGGCGATGTATCCATGTGGATACGCCACGCCGAGCGGATGCTGCCGAACCCAGCAG